TATTCGGCGGCATAGTGGCGGTTGCAGTAGGTGCATGGACAGTCATCAAGGCAGCATTTGAGCCGGCGGTTCATGTTATCGGAGCGGCGTTCCGTTCTGCATGGGAGATAGTGAAATCAGTGTGGAGCGTAGCAAGTACATTCTTCAAGACGATATTCAGCAACATTTCAGAAGTATTCTCCGGCATCAGAGCGCTTCTTGAGGGTGACTTCTCAGGAGCGTGGGAAGCTGTAAAGAATATCTTCTCAAACAATTCTGAATTCTGGAAAACTGTTCTCGAAGGCGTAGTGAACGTATTCGTCGCAATAGGTAACTTTGTTATATCAGCATTCAAGGGAATATGGGAGTTCCTCACGAATCTCTTTGAACCGATATCCACGTGGCTGACTGACAAGGTTCTTATGCCGATAGCAAACGCATTCACAGTGATATGGACTAAGATATCCACTAAGGTGACGACCACATGGACGAAGATCACAAAGACTATCAGAACAGCAATCGCAACGGTCAAGACAGTAATAACCTACGGATTCGAAAAGATAAGAGCATTTATATCAGATACATGGAACGCAATCCACGACAAGATCAGTGACAGGATAAACGCTGTTAAGAGCACGGTCGAGAATGTCATTTCAAAGATACGTGACATCATGGCAAACATCTGGAACGCGATCAGCTCAAAGGTTTCGGACGTATGGAATACGATCCACAATAAGATCAGCGATAAGATAAATGCAGTGAAGAGCACAGTCGAGAATGTCATTTCAAAGATACGTGACATCATGGCGAATATCTGGAGCACGATCAGTTCAAAGGTTTCAGAAGTGTGGAGCGGCATCCACGACAAAATCAGTGATAAGATCACAGCCGCAAAGGATAAAGTTTCGTCTATATTCGGCAGCATCAAGGACACTATCCGTGACAGACTTCAGGAAGCGAAGAACACCGTAACCGATATATTCGGCAACATCTACGATAAGATCAGCGAAAAGATCACAGCGGCAAAAGACAAGGTTCAGGAAGTTATCGACAAGATCAAGGAAAAACTCAACTTCCAGTGGTCACTCCCACACCTTAACTTACCGCATATCAGTGTAGAGGGCGGTGAAGCACCGTTCGGAATAGGCGGCAAGGGTTCACTTCCTAAGTTCAATATCGAATGGTACGCAAAGGGCGGTATCATGACCGAGCCTACACTGTTCGGCATGAACGGAAGCACACTGCTCGCCGGTGGCGAAGCAGGTGCAGAAGCCATCCTCCCGCTTGATGCGCTCTGGTCAAAACTCGACCAGATACTCAGAAGCATGAGCAGCGAAGTGACGAACAACATCACGCTTCTTGCACCGGCATATGAGTACATCCACTCGAGTGGACAGAATTCACTCACAAGTCAGGCAGGTCGTCTGATCGGAATGAGCGGTTTCTCACTCGGAGAAATGGCATCCGGCGGCGGAACAACTATCATCTATGATTTCAGCAACTTCACATGGTCACCGTCAGTGGCTGTCGAAGGCAGCGGAGCAGACAGTGACAGGTTCATGGATCAGCTCAGAGCACACGAATATGAGTTCTTTGACTGGCTTGAAGAGTTTGTAAGAGTAAGGGAGGCGTCAGCTTATGCATAGAGTAACAGGCTATAAGGTCTATTATACAAGAGAAGGTGACACCTTCGACGCTCTTGCGCTCAGCGAATACAACAACGAGAAGCTTGCACATGTCATCATGCAGTTTAATCCTGATTACTGTGACATTCTGGTATTTGACGCTCATGTAAAACTGAGAGTACCAGTCATAGAAAACACCGACAAGCCGGGCACGCTCCCGCCATGGAGGCAGACAGATGGATAAGATAGAACTTTACTACAACGGCGTGGATATTTACGACAAGGTCTCTCTGAATTTCTGTGTCCACGAAATGAACGCAGAACACTATTCGGACAGCCTGACGCTCCGGTTCAACGACAGCGCAGGTGTATGGTCAAAGTACGGATCAGAAGCAAACGACATTATCAGACTGAAATACGGTGACGCAGACAGCGGTGCCATGTACCTCCATTCAATGTCGGCTCAGAACGGGCTCTTCACCATAAGAGCCCTGTCTATGCCGGCGGAGAAAAAAGAGAAGAAGTCACGAAACTGGAAAGGCATGAAGCTTACAAGTATCGTTGCACAGCTTGCAGAAGAACACGGACTGAAATATGCACTCTACGGAGTAGAAGAACAGGTTTACCGTAACCTGACGCAGACCGACGAAACTGATTTTGAATTTCTTGAGCGGCTCTGTTCATACGAAAGCTGCTGTTTTCTGATCCACAACAAAAAACTTGTGGTCTACTCTGAACCATACATGGAAGCAAGAGAAGCATCCACACTTGAAGTGGGTCAGAACGGTCAGTTTGATTACGGCATGATAAAGAAGAAATACACATCATGCAAGGTAATAAGCGGGTCGTACACAGGAACATTCAGCATCGACGATACAGGCGAACTGCTTGTCAGACGTGACGTACAGGCTTCCTCAGAGGGTGAGGCAATACGGTACGCTAAAGGACTCCTCAGGAAAGAGAACAAGAAAACTGTATTCGGAAGAATAATAAAATCCCTGCAGACGCAGTATTCAGCTGCAAGCGTTGTCAAGCTTCATACTGACAGGGCGAGTCTGTGGGACAGGAAAATGTTTATAACATGCATAAGAAATGACTATATAAAAAACAGGTCAGACATATATTTTCGTGGCATACCGGAGGGATACTGATGGTTTACAAAGGTTTGATCGCGTCAGTATCAGGACGCACAGCTCGAATAATACCGGACGGGGAAACAGAATACACGGTTGACGGTATCGTTATACCGGACAATCTGAGCGGTCATCTCGCAAAGAATGACAGCGTTGCGTATGTTCATTTCCCCGACGGTAAAGGTCTGATACTCGGAAGAATGGATGGTGAGACATATGGCTCTGATGGCTAAGTGGAACAGAAAGACGTGGGAAGTTAATTCTTCGAATGTTCTTGCAATACAGGATCTCACTTTCAGCTATTCTCAGACAGCTGACAATAACAATTCGACCGAAGAAAAGAAACAGACGAACGTCAGAGGCAAGGAGCTTTTTCCACTCAATTTCACAACAGTTCTTCACAAAGGGCTTGATGTGAATTTTGATATCCGCAAGGAAATAGAAGACTGGGAATCGCTCGTTTCGAAGGTTGACTACTTCTTTCTCGGAAGCGTCCGCCTCGGTCCTGCTGTTCAGCTCCGCAAGGTATCAGTTTCGGATGTAAAGCTGAGTAACAGCGGCGAAATGCTCTATGCAAAACTCAGTTTTGAATTCAAGGAGTATGATCAGGAATCATCAAGCGTCAAGTCAGATGTTCCGGCTCTTGAAGTATCGGCAAGTGAAGAGGCGAAAGCGCTCAGAAAAGAACAGAATGATCAGCTTGCAAATGCGGAAGTTCAGGGAATAAGAATAGGCGACAGAGTAAAGATCATATCAACGGACTATCTGATCGGAGCAAGTAACCTCTCAGAGGAGGAACTCGAGAAAAGTCATATTGTCAGCAACGTCGTAGCCGACAGGCTCCTTCTCGGATTCCATGACGGAGGAATAGGACGCTGGATCTTTGCCGAGGGCGTTACGCTTGTGTGAGGTGATGTGATGAAAGCATACGGAAACGGAAGCACAGCAACCTGTGTTCAGAACCTTTGCAGCCTGACATCGGGTGAAGTATACGGTGACAGAGTGCGGGGAATCAGCACGAAACTTACAGACAGAAAAGGAATTACCGGCGATCTCGTTGAATGTATCCAGTGGCTTATACGTGAGTATGAACCGAGAGCGGATACAGACAGTATCACGGTAAGACCTTCGGGAGGACTTGACGGGGATTTCACCGTCGATGTCCAGGCAAAGAAAAGAGGTGGTTAAACCATGGCAGAACTTGATTTTATCGAAACAGATACCGGAACAATAGTAAAAGATATTCTCAGTGAACTTGAAAGTGGCGTCAATGAGCAGCTTTATCCAGGAGACGAACGCCGTATATTCGGTGAAGCACTTGCAGG